CCATCCCGTTTCCACCAAGCGTCAATACGTATTGGGGTTTTAAAGGGTCAAGGCGTTTTCTTACGTCACGCGCAACGTTGTTTAAAACGGCTGTTAATGCAGAATTTACGCGTAATGGTCATGATGGTTTTGCAAACAAAAGACTTCACATAACAATTGAGTTGTACCCGCCCGATAAACGCATACGTGACATTGACAACGTGGTCAAATCGACGCTTGACGCATTGTGTCAATGTGGCGTGTTTGACGATGATGGACAAATTGATGTGTTACACGTTGAAAGAAAAAACGTTATCAAATGGGGCGCGGCAAAAATAATTATTCAAACACTTGTGCCGTAATACATTTCCGTTTATAGTTGTGTGAAACACGGCTAGGCATGGATTGATCCCCATGTCGAAAAGCGTACTCCCCGTCTGCCGTTGTTTCTTTTTGGGAGATTTGCGGAGAGTGCAATGCACTACTATCAATTTAATGTTGGTGATTACATCAAAAACACCATTCATCTTTTGCCATTGGAAGATTTAGCATATCGACGTTTGCTTGATTTTTATTACGATTCAGAAAAGCCAATACCTACCGATATCCCGTGGGTTTCCCGTAGGTTACGTTTGGATACGGATGTTGTTCAAAACGTATTAAATGAATTTTTTGAATTAACTGCCGATGGGTACAAAAATCATCGTGCAGACCTTGAAATTGGCAGTTATCACGAATACATGGCAAAGCAAAAAGCCAATGGTAGCAAGGGTGGCAGACCAAAGAAAACCCAAACGAAACCCACCGCTAACCCAAACCAAACCCAAAATAACCTTAAACAAGAAACAACAAACATAAACCATAAAACAATTAATAAGTCACAGCGCGGCACACGCCTCGCTCAAGATTGGGTTTTGACAAAATCATTGGGTGAATGGGCACAAACGGAACGACCCGATTTAAACATCAGGCAAGTTGCCGAACAATTTAAAGATTATTGGATTGCACAAGCCGGACAAAAGGGCGTGAAACTTGATTGGTCGGCAACATGGCGCAATTGGGTGCGCAACAGCAAAGCGGCGAAACCAAATTTGTACGACGTTGCAAGGCTCACAGTGCCGATGAACAATGAGCCTGACCCTGCGCTTGAAAAGATTAAAGCAGATGAGAAAACAACCCGACCCCCAACGCAAGCCGAGCGTGAAATGCTGGCATCTTTAAAAAGGAAATCATGATGAGCAAAACATTAAAACTGGCGTATTGCGATTACATAGCCAATCTAATACATCAAACATTGATAAACAGAGACACCGAATGTTTGATTGACCAAGTTGGCATGGTGCAATTTGACCTCGGCGAATTTGGAGAATTTTGTTCCACCACAAAAACGATTGATGTATTGGATATGTTTGGCAAACAATATCGCGTCACAGTTCAAGAGTTGTAAATGCCAAGACCCAAACCACCCGAAAAACTTATTGGCAGACAAATACGAATGTCAGACAGGCAATGGATTATTTTTAATCAACTTGGCGGGGCTGAATGGTTCCGAAATTTGTTGGACAAAAAAGCACCCATGCCAAAACAGTATTACATCGCAATCATTCAACAACAGGAAACGAATCATGACAGAACAAGACATCAGCCCGTTTAAGGCACTGGATTTCATACGCGACAACGCATCAGAATACGCGCAGGCGAAAGCAAATGTAATTTACATGACTGAGTATCGGAAAACAATTAAAGCGTCTCTAATGGCCTCTAGTAGCGAAAAAACAGAGTCTGCAAAAGAAACCTTTGCGTATTCACACCCTGATTACAAATTGCATTTGCGTGGACTTGAACAAGCCGTATCCAAGTGCGAACGGTTGCGTTGGCTAATGATTGCGGCAGAAGCCAAAATTGAAGTGTGGCGTAGTTTAGAGGCATCAGCAAGAGCAGAAGGGAGAGCAACGTCATGAACAGAGAAGACATTATTTGCATGGCACGAGAAGCGGGAAAAGCCGAAGACATGGCTGAGTTTGTGTTCCATCCTGTCATTGAACGCTTTGCCACCCTTGTCGCTTCTGCCGAGCGTGAGGCGTGTGCAAAGCAATTGGATGCACTTGGTTGTGACCATTGCGCTACCGCTATCCGAGCAAGGGGAAGCAATGACTGAAATTATTTGTCTTTTGCTATGGATTGTTTGCATCGGCTTGATGTACTGGTCTGATGTGTCTGCGCAAAAACACATTGAGAAAGGTTTTGACAAGCATGACTGAACAACCAACTGTCGAAACAATTCACTTTGATGACAAAGACAGAAGTAAATTTTACAGAGCAGAGGGTGAATATAAATTTTATGTGCCTGAATTTTCTGATTGGGCTTGCTATATGTTTGGCAATAAACCTGAAACAAATTACGGGATGAAGTACATCCCAAGAAAAGGGGATGAACCTAATTGGTTTGTGCGTTGGATGATGAAGGTTTGTTTTGACTGCGTGTGGGTTAAGGAAAAGAAAAAATGAACGACCACAATAAGCGGTATTTAAATTTTTACCCTACTGTTACTGAACTAGAGATTTGCTGGTTCATTGGTCGTAAACGACATGAAATTACAAGTAAACAAGGCACTGAACGCAAACAAGACCCTACACAAAATGGATTGCAAATGTCCGTTGATGGGGTAATTACTGAGTATGCAGTGGCTAAAGTTTTAAACCTAAATTTTGATTTGAATTGTGATTTTAGAAAATTTGGTGCAGACTTAACGCTATCTGATGGCAGAACCATAGATGTAAAAAGTACATACACTGCGGGCGGGAATCTTAACGCTGTGATTTGGTCTGTCGAAAAGCCATGCGACTTTTTTGTTTTAACTGAAATTCGCGCATCTCACGTTCGGATTGTCGGCGTAATTGCGCGAGACAAGTTTTTGCGACCTGAAAATCTAACAAGTGTCGGTCGTGGTGAGTTTTATTCGGTTCCACAATCTGCTTTAAAGTCATTTGATGAAAAATATTACAAAGAAACACTATGAGCAAGTCGCATCACTCGGGTGCATATTATGCAGATACCTTGACCTTGGACAAACGCCGTGTGAAATCCATCACATCCGCAGATTTGGCGGTAAACGTGACAATGCCCCTGTCATTGGTTTATGCACAGAACATCATCGCGGTAACACGGGTGTCCATGGGCTTGGGCACAAAGGCTTTGAAAAACACTACGGCATTAGCGAACACAAATTGCTTGAATTAAGCAACAAACAATCTAGTTCCTTGTTTGTCAATGATTAACGCTTGTTTACGCGGTGCGCGGGCGGGTTCATTTGGAATACTGACGTGTGTCCATCGGTCAAATTCCCGAATCACTTGGTCATACGGCAAATCGGATGCAATAATGGCACGCACCACCGCGTCAGGGGTCATGCTAGGCACGCGCAAATCAGCCGCACAACCTATGCGATGCTGTGACGTGTCTTTACTGCCTACCGCGTCGTTAACCGCTTTACTGCGGAAAGCACTGTTAACCATAATTGGCTTACCGCCAAGTAGGGTCTTGAGGTTTTCAAGGAATTCAGCCAATCTTTGAATGTTTGCCAGTTCGGTTTCATTTGGAATGTTCTCCAGTTCGCGGTGGTCGGTGTGCGTTAATTCCGCAAGCGTAAAATGTGGTGTCATTTTTTAACCCTGTCTGCAATTTTTTCCATCGTTCTGCCTCCAAAGTAAAACGACATAACCAACATACCCCATTGCCCAAGCAACTCAACGTATGCGCCACGGGTTTCAAAATCAAAAATTGAGGCGGTAGCAAAGCCGGAATAGGCAACCAATAGGAATATAAGCGTCATAGGGCGTATATTTTTGGACAGCCAACTGTCACTAGCCATATCCGCTTCAACGCGTCTGGTGACGTTTTCTTGCTCAACTTCAAACAGTTTGGTTTCGTTAGCCATGCGAGCCAACTCACCGTCTTGTACCATTTTTTGCAGTTCAAACTGCGCTTTGGCTTTAGCCTCGGGGTCAGGTATCAGTTTGTCTATTAGTTTCCCGCCCACTTGCAAGAGTGCATCTAATCCCATCATCTTTGTTCTCCTTTGGTTTCTCAGAATCGTCTTGGTTCAGTTTGATACCACTCAGGAACCCAATCATCCCGCCAATTAGGGTGCTGAACGCTGGTGAAATCATTTTGAAAATTTCCGCATTGTCCACCTCTTTTGCCCATAGCCCCAACATAAAGGCGACCACCATGCTTAACACGGAGAAACACAGGGTCAGGGTTACGCAAATTGTCACTGTGTAAACCAATTTGTCTTTGGTGTTTTGCATAATATATTTTAGGCCATGTCATACAAAGATTTGGAAACGTCTGCGGTTTTCAAACATTTCAAGTTCAATCGTATTTTGTCGTGCGTTTTTATTATATAAATCAACAACAAAATCATTTGACACACGTTCTTTTTTATTTGCCTCAACAGCAAGCGCGTATTCTTCTTGTACTTTTTTTACAGCCGCATTAAACGCAATTGTCTGCACGCCTTGTCGCTCAATAATGTACGGATACCATTTGTCTAACGTAATCATTTTTTTTCACGCTTCAGTGCCTCTTGATACCCGTGGATAATTAACGCCCTTGTTTCCGCTGAATCCGCTGTGCCCGCCCATTCTGCCAAATTATTCCAAATGATTACATAATCCGCAGAACCACATTGTTGTTTATTATTTTTTAACCACGCAATCATCTGTTGATGTCGTTCAGATGGATTGTGTATCGTATAACCTATGCCATAAAACTCACGCACGTGACAGCCATTTTTGGCTACGGCTCGCACCAGTGCCAACAGCAATAACAGGAGCAACCAACGCATCTCATCTCAAATGCGCAAGTGATGAATACACGACACCCGCCATGCCGACAAGCATAGCCCCGCAAGCCTTAATCAATATGCCTTCTAGCCGTTTAAGCCTTGCACAAAGCATTTCATAACGCAATGTGCAAATGGCTTCATGGCTATCTAATCTTGATTCAACATCATTGGACGACATCTTCCGGTGCTTTCATTTGGTCATCGGCTTGTTTTTTGATTTTTACAACCAAGTTCCAAGCACCCGTTTTTGTAGGCAAATCGCCTAACACTTGCAAAATTGCATTTGTTTCTTCAGCAGTCAAAGTTAGTGTAATGTCTTGCATTTTTGTTTCCTAAAAGATGCCGCTATTAGGGTTAGCGGTTTACCCATAAATATTATGCCAAAGGATTTGCCCAAGGCAAAGGCGGCTGAATAATTGGCGGGTTAATTTGGTTGTCAATGTTGGCTTGTATAGCCGCTTCTGTAGCGGTTTTATCAACGCCATTGGCATAGCACCAACCTAACACCTGTTCTTGCGTCAAATCAGCGTATGGCGTAAATGTGCCATCAGGTAATGGGAATGAGCAAGTTGAATAAATGGTTGCGTTATAGGTTACGGGTGTAACGCCTAAATCGCTTGTTTGAGTGCCATTGCAACGCCATCCCGCGGTAACAACTACATCTGTAAGTGTTCCTTCAGTTGGTTTGCATTGCATCCATTCAATTACCCAAGTTGTTGTAGCAGTCATGTTTATACCCCTTGTGTTTGTTGTGCCGCTATTTGGGCTTGATAAGCCGTAATAATTTCAGGTGTCCAAGCCGCATTGCAGATTGCAACGACATTAGCGGGAACTCCAGTTAGGTCTTGTGCGGGTGTGAGGCTTGAACGATGGTAGGTTTTACTTAGTTCTTTGCCGTCTTCCATAATTCGAGTTGCTTCACGATACAGAACTGTGCCGTTTTCAACTACGGTAATTTGGTCAATGACCACTTGCTTTGTTAAAGACATTTAAATTTCCTTTCAGTTGTGTCCGACCTGATAATCCAATCAGGCTAATGAACTTTTTAAAATTGATATGAAAAATATCCACGAAGATAATTACCAGAACCGCCCAAATTTGAAACAAGAAAATTGGACGGAGCAGTATTTACATTAGCATAGTATGTAAAATAAAACTGTAAGCCAGTAGCGTCATTTATCCTATGCCCAAACCACATATTTGGAAGTGATGTTCCACCATTTGTGTAAATAAGACCGGGATTACCATAATTGTAAGCACTACTCGCTAAATTTAATTGAAATGGCATATTTCTAATAAATAGAATATCTGTTGCACCAGAAGGTGAAGCAACACCTTCAAATGCATAAAAAATGGTTACTAGATTTCCAACTTTAGTGTAATAACCTAAGCCTGCTACAGGTGTTCCAGTAGTCCCGCTACCAACTAATTCAGGTGTCCAACTCCCCTCCTCATAATCATCTAGCGTATTAGCGTTTGATGATGCTGATTGAGTTGCGGGGAATGTGATACCTGTGCCTGATGATGGTGTTGATGCACCAACACCAAGACCAAAGCCATTAACAATAACGCTAGTAGAATTGTTTGGGCTAAGATGGATTTCATTTCCTGCTAGGTCAAGCCTTCTAAATGCCGCCACATTTCTGTCGTAAGCCAACAGCCTAGTGCCTGTTGATGCAGTAGTTAGAAACTCAATGCCTTCACCCGTAGTGTTACTTGCATTTATGCCGATACCTGAAGTGAATTGTGTATTACCAGTTGGTCTGCTAACAAATAACATACCCGCAGAAACACCCATATTCCCACTAGCATCTATCGTTACATAAGACGATGATGTGTTTCTTCCAAACTGATGGGTAAGTGCGGTGTACCATAAATCTTTTTGGTTTACTCCCGCCTCATCACAATTGATTTGCCCGTAACCGCCTGAATAAGTATATCCAAGCGTTAAACCTTGATTGGTGTTTGTTGACGCTTGTAATCTAACTTGCAAACTATCATCTTGAATCCGCGTCTTAAATCCTGAACCAGTAGTAGCACCTAAAAGCAGTTGCCCACTTGCATTTAGAGTCATCGTCTGAGTCCAAGTGATAAGGTCTCCTGCTAAACCAGATGCGGCAGTATACCAAGCGTGATAGCCGTCTTGCTCGTACATAGTTGCAGTGCCAGTGCCAATGTACCTATAACCAGCATTGTAGTAAGTGTTGGCGTTAATACGAGCATTTGCCACACCAGATGACCATGCCGCAAAACCAGAAGTTACTTGAAGCGCAGTAAATCCACTCCAAGCACTCGGAGTAACTCGCAAGCCTAGATTGCCTGCGCTGTCGAGGCGCATTGCGGCTAAAGCATTACCATCGCTTGCTATTGGAGAAAATACCAATGCACCACTACGGGCAGTAGCAGATTCTCTAAGCATTGAAATTCCACCAATGCCGTTATAAGTTCCATCTTGAAAACGCAATGCAATGTCAACACGTTGGTTCAGCGTAGCAGTACCATTATTGATTGCCCGCATTACTGGTTCATCAAAAGCAGTAGTAGTTGTCGCTGACCTGACAACATCTAATTTACTACCTGCCGAATTTGCACCAATAGCAACATTGATTCCACTAGCCGTATAAAGGCTTGAGGATGTGAGGCGCAGGGCTTCTGTTGGTGATGTATTGCCTGTATAAAAAATATGATGCTTTGAGGCAACGTATTTGTTATCAAAATCAGCACCATCAAACTGATTTGCAATCCAACCAACCGCAATTCCACCATAACTAAATTGATACCTTCCACCAGCACTAGTATTAGTGTTTGTATTTTGGATATTTGCAATAATAGGACTTGTAGAAACACCAATCAACGACAGATTAGTCCCATCAAAAGTAAGCGCAGAGCCAGTAGCCAATGCACTTGATGAACTTGCATACGCAACGCCATTAGCGGTAAACGATGTAAGCCCCGTACCGCCTGATGTTGTAGGCAATGCAGTACCCGACAAACTAATTGCCAATGTGCCGCTTGTCGTAATAGGTGAACCCGCAATAGACAAGAATGATGGAACACTTGCCGCAACGCTAGTTACTGTACCCAATGGGTTTGATGCCCAAGATGTATCCGTACCATCGGTTGTTAGATACTTGCCGCTATTACCTGTTTGGCTTGGTGCTAAAGCATTAAACGCCGCATTAGCCGATGTTTGCCCTGTACCGCCCGATGCAATGCCAATTGCGGTAGATGCGGTTAAAGTAGTAAATGCACCCGCCCTAGGCGTTGTACCGCCAATAGCCATGTTGTTAATTGTTCCCGCGGTAGCAGGGTTTATTGTTAAAGTGCCTGTGCCTGTTGGTGCAATAGAAATAGTTGCATTAGCGGGGTTCATGTTAAATGCGCCATCAAGCGTCAAGTTAACACCACCGCCCGCGCCCCATTGCAAGCAATTTGCACCCGTGTTATTTCTTAAAGCACCACCGCCAGAACCAGCGGCATCAAAATTAGTTCCAACAAAACTTGTGCTTGCCGTTATTGTTGTGCCTGTAACTGTTGATGGCGTAGTTGCGCCAACAGTTCCATTAATATTAAAGTTTGCCGCTGTGCCTGTAATGTTTGTGCCAACCAACGCAGACGGTGTTCCTAATGCAGGGGTAACTAAAGTAGGCGAGTTAGCGAATACCAAAGAACCCGTACCAGTTTCATCTGTAACAGCGGCAAGTAAATTAACACTTGATGGCGTGGCTAGGAATGTCGCAACGCCTGTACCCAAGCCGCTAACGCCTGTACTAATTGGCAAATCGGTTGCGTTGGTCAGCGTTGCCGATTGCGGCGTACCAAGAATAGGCGTAACTAAAGTTGGCGATGTACTAAACACTAAGTTGGTTGACGTTGTGCCTGTCGCGCCGGATGCCGTATAACCCGTGATATTGTTAAATGAGCCTATGCCCGCGCTTGTTGAGTTAGTGCCGCCCAAAGCCACGGTAACGGGCGTTGTAAGGCTAAATTGTGTGCCGGTTAAAGTTAGCCCTGTACCCGCAGTGTAAGAACCAACGCCCGCAAATTGAACAAACGTAATTGGCGTAGTGCCTAACGTACCGCCCGCATTGGATGTGCAAACCCATCCGGTGTCGGCTTGTGTCGTGCCTTGCTCAATAAAGGTAAACGCGCCTGATACTTCTGCCCAAGCGTTCATGTCGCTTGAACGTGTCCATGCGCCAGCGGCTACAACATAAATGCCGTTGTCTGCTTGTGCTGTTTGATTTTTTACCAAACATCGGTCGCCCGCAATTAAAGCAATTCCGTCAATGGTTTGCGGTGCTGACAACGTAATGTCAATAGTTGTGGCGGCAACGCATGAGGCTTTAGGGTCAAGACCTTGCGCAACAGTATCAACGTAATCTTTATTGGCAATATCCGTAGCGGCTGATGGCGTTGTCGCAATCGTTCCTGCCGTAACTGACAAATTGCCAATTGTGCCAAGGCTTGTCAATGACGAACCCGTAACACCCGATGCCAATGTTGAGCCAGTTAAAGTTCCTGCAGGTGCGATGACCGCGGCTGTCGTAATGCTAGTTGTTAATCCCTTGGCGTTAATAGTCACTACGGGAATGGCTGTGCTAGACCCCGTAACCCCTGCCGTGGCAACAGTAGCCAACGTAGTCGCATTGCCAATAGAAGTTACATCACCCGTTAAATTGGCGTTTGTAACAACGGTTGTTGCGTTACCAACCGATGTGACCATGCCAGTTAAATTGGCGTTTGTCGTAACATTGCCGGCAGTCAAACCCGATGCCGTACCCGTAATGTTTGTACCGACCAAAGCCGATGGCGTGCCAAGTGCCGGTGTAACAAGCGTTGGTGAATTGGCAAAAACTGCCGAGCCTGTGCCGGTTTCATCCGTCAATGCCGTGGCAAGGTCTGCCGATGTGAAACTGCCAAGCGATGTCGCATTGCCAAGGGACGTTACCGCGCCTGTCAAGTTAGCATTGGTCACAACGGTTGTAGCATTGCCGACCGATGTAACGCCGCCAGTTAAATTGGCGTTTGTTACAACCGTGGTTGCATTGCCTATAGATGTCACCATGCCGGTTAGGTTGGCATTAGTGGTGACGTTGCCCGCGGTAAGTCCGGCGGCTGTTCCTGTGACGTTGGTCATAACGCCTGATGCGGGCGTACCCAAAGCGGGCGTAACTAACGTGGGGCTTGTCGCAAATACCAACGCACCCGTACCGGTTTCATCGGTAACAGTAGCGGCTAAATTGGCGCTTGTAGGCGTTTCAAGAAAAGTTGCTACACCAGTACCCAACCCGCTAATTCCGGTGCTTACGGGCAAGCCTGTTGCGTTTGTAAGCGTTCCTGAAGTGGGCGTACCTAAGATTGGCGTAACCAAAGTAGGGCTAGTTGCAAAAACTAATGCGCCTGTGCCTGTTTCGTCTGTAACCGTAGCCGCTAAGTTAGCAGAACTAGGGGTTGTTAAGAACGTAGAAACGCCCGCACCTAAACCGCTTACACCCGTGGCAATTGGCAAGCCCGTAGCGTTGGTTAAAACGCCGCTAGAGGGCGTACCCAATGCAGGGGTTACTAACGTGGGCGATGTTGATAAAACTGTTGAGCCTGTACCGGTTGAAGTGGTAACACCCGTACCGCCATTGACAACGGGCAATACGCCAGTTATGTCCGCAGTTGACAAACTGATTGCATCCCAAGATGTATTAGTGCCATCGGTTTGCAAATACTTATTTGCTTGCCCTGTTTGCACTGGCAACAAAGCATTTAAACCGGTGTTGGCAGTAGTTTGACCCGTGCCGCCGTTAACAATGGGTAGCGTGCCGGTGATGTCAGCGGTAGAAATGTCGAGCAAATCCCAAGCGGTCGTAGTGCCATCGGTTTTAAGGTACTTGCCTGTATTGCCGGTTTGCGATGGGGCTAGGGCGTTAAACCCTGCATTGGCTGTAACTTGCCCTGTACCGCCTAAGTTAACGGGAACTGTTGACAAACTAATTGTGGAAGCGTTAACAACAATCGGTGACTGTCCTACATACGCAATCGTTCCAACGGGTCCTACTGTTTCCGTTGTGCCATCAGAAAACGTAAATACAAGATATATTGAACCACTACTTTCGACAATATCAACATCCGTTACGCTACGACCCGCGACACCGCGGTCAATACGAACAATAAGGTTGTTTCCGTCAACAACGACAACTTTTTGTATAGCCATTTTTTACCCCTTAAAGAACAGTCACACCATCCGAACGAACCAAGAACATCAAGAAAATGATGTCATCTTCGGCGGGCGTTGGGGAAGCGGCGGCAAATGCAAGTTTAATTTTTCCTGTGAAACATACAGGGTTTTGTTCGTCAATTTTTAACTGTGGGTCAGAGTTAATCAAACCCCAAGCCGTATCGTCAATAACCAGAGTAAATGAACCGGCGGCATTAACCTTGTTGGCAATCGTTAAGTTGATAGGTGTAGGAACTGTTGCGTAATTGGCAACGTCAAACGATAACCCATTACGGGTATCCACTAGGTTTGAAATCTGCCTACGAGCAATGTCCGCCGTAATAGTTGCAGTGGTCAAATTTACGGGTTCGCCGGCAACATCAAGAATCGTCAGATTCCAATACCATCGTTGGTTATAAACCAACTCGCCAGTAATCAGTGGGTTGTCAAAGCCGCTAACTTGCGTTATGACATTTTTGGAAAAGAGCGCCATTGTTGCGTTCCCTATACATAGGTGGAACATCCGCGTACTCGCGGGGGAATGTGTCTTGTCTTTTGTATATTCTAACCTCCCAAATAAATACAAGCAATCTGCTGTATGTCAGTTGGGCTAGAAAAAGTTATTGCCTGACGGGATTTTGCAACTGTAATAGAACGAACAAAATCATCCGCTTGTTTCATACCTTTGCCAGCAATGGAACTTGTAACAATTAAATCGCCAATTTCAATGTCACCGCCTTCTCCACATACATTTATCAGCCCTTCACCCAAAGCATTTATATGAATTACTTTTTGCCCCGCAGGGATGGGATAATACATTGGGTTATAAACCGGCGGGGGGTTTGGTACGGGTGTTCCTGTAGCGGGGTCAACTTCGCCTGTATTTTGGTATTCATCCCAATCACTTGGCGGCACATCAAAAACTTCAATGCAAACGCCAATTACACCTTTTTGATTTGCCGTTGAACTTTTTTTGTAAAGCATAACAATGTTTGATACATCTAACACCGCTTCAACTTGGTAATCAACAACAATGTCACCAACAATCGGGGTTTCGGTTGTTTCAATTAAGCCATCGTGAACGCCAGTAAACGGCAAGTACCCGCCCGCAGAATAAAATGAACCTAATGTTGATTCAGCAGAATAACTACCATTGTTCAAAAATATTTCATTAAGTAGCGTTACGCCAGTTGTGTCGTATCTTCTACCAACATAACCTGATGAAGTTGTAGTATTTGCAATAAATGCTTCTGCAATTCTTGCGGATGCCGTAGCACCGTAATACGCAAAATAACCCGCGTTGTCCTGTCCGTTTAACGTAGTTGAATTAAATGGAACTAATGCAATATTTCCAACTGTTCCAATGCTTCGGTTATATCGACCATTGCCCGCAAATGTATTTGTTCCAAGAGAAAAAGCGGTATAAAAAGAGTTGTAATTTAAATCATAAGTTGCGAACGCCGCAATTGCTGACGCACCACTTGAATAAGTAACTGCACCCAATGCCGCCGCCGTATTTACTGACGGGGTTTCTTGGAACACCATTAAACCAAATCGACCATTTGTAGTAGATTCAAAACCACCAACGCCTGTAAACCCATTAAGAACTACGCCCGCATTACCAAGTTGGAAAACACCTCCGTTTAATGTGCTAGTTGTTCCTGATGTAATTTTGTCAACCGTCAAACTGTTTGCGGTAATTGCACCGCCATCAATAAACGTAGTGGTTGTGCCGCCTGACCCAACAGAATTTGCAAGGTTGGTAAAAGTAACCAAACCATTTAAATTTTGCCAAGTAAATACCGTACTAATGGTTTCGCTGTATGAGCCGCCAAAAGTGTTTTCTTGAAACACAACAAGAACCGCCCAATATTTATTGTTAGCAGATGTTGTTGAAACCGCGCTTGGGCTAAATGTTGTAGCCCATCCGCTTGCAGTTGTGGTTGCGGTTTGCGTTGAAAAGTTATACTCAACTTCGGATGTTGTTGGTGCGGTTGGCGCGGTTGATTGCCCCGTATTGTAGAAAAAATATACTTGTGCATTACGAGGACCCGTACTTCCGCTACTGCCATCATCAACAACCGCCATTGTGATGCTTCTTGTAATTGCACTTGTTAAATTACTTCCATTAACAACCAAAGACGCGGTAACATTTGATACGCCGGAATCGGGCGTAATTGTAATTGTCGAAGCAGAACCAGTTGTAGGCGTTGCGTCTGTAATTGTCCATGCGTATGTTGGCGATGTAACGTTTTGTGTAACAGCCGTAAGCGTAGCCGTAGATGGCGTAACAGTGCCACCGCTTGACCGTGAAAATACTGTTAACCCAGATATGTCAACAAAAGGACCCGCCGCACCCGCGCCCGCTACAGGAGTCCAAACAAACGATGCGCTGATTGGGCTGAGAGTCGATGTGGTTATATCGTTGCCAACTAAATAAGCAAAATAATACGTACCCGTATCAAGCGTTAAATTTGTGTATGTGTAATTAGTGTTGTTTGTAATTGGTTGATTGTTAGCGGTTGATGCGCTTGTTAACAATTGCCAATCACTAGAAACTGGCGTTGGACTTGTTGTAAAAAACAAATTGGTAAATGTTACGCGACCCGTTGTTGGTATAAAAACTGTGACGCTAAAATTTGGAACTACTGCTGATGGATATCCCACAACAGTTGGCGCGGACAAAGGCGAAAAATAAATAGGTGATGCCAACCCGCTATTGGGTGCGGGTGTAAATTGCGTAATGTCAAAGTCATCATAAACTTGTGCGTTGTATTCAACAATTTCAAGTCGCGCACCTAATGACCCGTCAGGCAACGATGCTTCGTTTACTTTCATTACTCGGAATAATTTAGCGTTCCATCCGTAATCGGCATTGGTGACGCTAATAACATTACCCGCATCCACTTGAATGCCGTAATACGATGTATTAAATGAAACAAGCAAATCCTCGCGGGCTTGTTCTAACAAACGATTGGCAAGGTATTGCGCTTGTACCGAATCGTTTACTAAATCGTATGTAATGGAATATTTGTTAACTGGCTCATTAGGGTACAGCAACCCAACAGGCGTTTGTATGTTGACAAATGACGCTTGGTCACGATTGGATTTAAACGGAAAGCGAGCCTCAACTTGATTTATTGACGATGTAATATCTGTCGCACTAACGCGAATGTCGCCAATAATATTATTATCCGTAAACGCGTATGCTGTAGATTCTGCCTTGTTCATTACGACAGACCATTGACCAAGTGCCGCGTTATAGGTCATCCAAGAATCGCAAGCCGACATGATGCGGTCTAAGTTAGACAGCACTGTTTGACCCGCGTCTAATACGCCATTGATTCTGTATCGCGCTTGTGTAACCGGTGAACCACCACCGGCGGGTGTGTAAGTAATTGTGGCATCCGAATAAACATTAAGCGCAGTTGCACTTGCTGTGTCAACATTGCTTGCAGTAAAAGAACCATCAGGCAACCAACCAATTGCACCACCATAAGATTTGTTTGTAACGTAATCAAGCCACACATCTCCCGGTTTTGCAACGCTTGCTCCATTTGGATAATGGCTTACGCTAAATGTAATAGGCTGTAATTGTGTGGTGTCAGCATCTCGGTTGTAAACCAATTTGACAATGGCAAAACCCAAGTTATTCATCTGCCTATTAGTCGCAGGCCATCTTTGCCCAACAGCAATGTCTGAACCGCCCATTACGGTACTCGGAGCCGATGCGCCGTTTGCCGATGTAATTACCCCTGCATTGGATGATTTATACAAACTGATGTACAAATTGCCGCTAATTTTTGTGTCAACGTTACCCGCCTCATCCGTCAAACTAATTACTTTAGTTAAATCGCTACCATCAAATGTAATCAAGCGGTCGCCGTAATACATTTTTGTGGTGTCGTAATTGAACACACCAGCCGCAGTTCCTAGCGTTGCGTTTGCTTCGCTTATGCTAGAGATTGCCAAAACGTAATACATTGTTTTTTGGTCAGTTGTTAGCACCGCATCTACAAACGTGCCGCCCATATAGGCATCACCGTACACAATAGGTATTGCGTTAACCGAACTAGGCGGCACTTGCTGACGCACACCCATGTCTTGTTGCGATTCGGGATTGTCAGCAAAAATGCGGGTAACAATTAGCGATACAGCAAAATTAACGGCAAACGTAGCATAAGCAAGTGTCATGCCTGTTGCTGTTGCTAAATATTGTGCGCCCGCCGCAATAAGTGTCGCTACCATTTTTATTCCCTAACGAAAGTTGCGCCAAGTGGTTTATACCCTCGTCGCGTGTAATCAATCAAAGGACCTTGTGCCGAGATTGATGTGCAAACAAAATCCACATCGCCCGCTTTTAACATCGCTTGCGCACGTTCATCAAACGCTTTCCACAATCTACCACCAACTGTCCCATTTCTATGCTCGGGTTCAACCCACCAAAGCAATTCGTTTAATTCTTTTATTTTGGGCGACCAAATGTTTGCAGTTTTATAAGCAACAATTGCACCGCGTAAATTGGAATCGATGTAAATAAAACCACGACCGCTAATAATTTCAAACAAAAGTTGCTCAACATACCGAGGAAAATGGTTACAAGAATCACCAAGTTTTTTAATAGGGTTTTCATAAGCATAGGCTTCCACAATTTCAAGCAATCTTGGTATGTCATATTTTGTTGCGTGTCTTATCATTTTTTAACCATCCCCACCACCATCCCCACCGCTATCCCCGCCGCCATCCATGGTTACGGTTGTTTCACTTGATTGTGTTTGCGTCATCGGTGGTTTGCCAAAATCAAAATAAGTATTTGATATTTCCGAAACGCGGTTCATTGACGTTTCATTTACGCCGTAAATAAATTGCCAATTACTTTTGTTTGTTCGCACGCCTGACAATCTGTTTTCCAAAATGCGTCGCATTGACGAACACGATATGGAACAAGTTGCCACCCGTGTGCGCATCTCTGTATTGAAATCTTCGGTAATTGCTACGCTGTTAATAATACCTTGGTAGCGTTTAAAAAACTGGGTTGTTGGCGTTGTAATAATTTGATTGTTGGAATCAAAGAAACCACGCCACACTTCGACCAGTGAACCCTTGATGTCGCCCGACAAAATGACCGCAATGTTTGCAGGCAAAATTCCCGTCAGAGCAATCGTCATGTCGTCTGATGTGGCTTTAATATCGCGTTGAACATCGCCAACGTTTAAAAGTGCGCCAAGGTTTGAAAACGTATTGCCACCCACAGTAATTGGGGCGGCGGCATTGCAAAATGTGTAAACAGTACCGGCAACGCCAACAGTTAATTTTACAAATTCCGCATGGTTAATTTGCGAGCCTGTAACGGCGTTAATGGTTGTCATGTGATGTACTCTCTAAAAACAAATGGCGCATCCCATTGCACAAATGCGCCGTTGGTCATTGGGTTTAAAGTATATGTCGGACACGCCTCAGCAACAACTGTAAACGTGCATTGATTGCCAATAAAAACAGTTGTGCCTGATGATGGCGAACCAATCAAAGGTCGGTGAATATTTACGGATGAACCGGCAGAATCAGCCGTTATCTTGTACGTGTATCCACTAATCATAATAAAATCACCGGCCTTAAACGTGCCGTTAGACGTTAACGCAAGAGTTTGTGTATTAGCCGCTGGTGCGCCGTTAAGCGTTGCCGCCGTAGCCGTTCCTTGCATTGACGTAAACCAAGACAAATTGGAACTGGTCATCACAATGGTTTCGGATAACTGCCTATCTTTATTGTCAATCGCTTGAATGATTGCACGCACTTGTGGATAGTACAAATACGCATGAGGTTGAATCGTAAACACCCAAGGCACAGCCGTTAAATATTGCGCCACAGTAATATAGCCCGACCGCGCTACTTGTTGACCAACCACGCGACGATTGTTCACCGTCATGGATTGCTGTATCTCAAAAATGGTTTGAAAACTCATGCTCGACCTCGATTCACTGCCAATGATTTCCCTGCGTATTGATTTGCCGCCCATACCGCATTAGGGCTTGACAGCAATCTGTCCTCAAACGATTTGGTATCAATTGCATTAATGTAATTGTTTGTCACCATTGTTGTGCCGCCCATACCGCTTAACGCATGGTTTGGAATAATATTTCCCGCTGTCCGTGGCACAAACAATTCGGGTCCACGTTCACCCACGATGCTTGCTTGACCAACCGCAGGAGAACCACCATCAGCATATCCGGGAACGCCCGTCATTGCCGCTGGTTGATACGGGTTTGCACGCATACCAAACATTGACCCAAACAGCGAACTGAGAAAATTAGATGCCGCCGCTTTCATTTGCATGGCAATCATGTCTTGGATAATGCTTTTGGCAAGGTCTTTAAATCCAAGTTTGCCAGTTCGTACAAACCTATCAATAGCCGATTCCATATTGCCCATTAATGAATCAAACGCTTTTGCACCTTGTTCTAATTCTGTTGGCATATCACGCAAGAACCGCATCGCTTGTTTGGTAAAACCTTCCTCGTACGAACCTTGTCTTAGGTTTAATGTCAATTGGTATTTTTCACGGGAAATTGCTAAAGATTTTTCTGCCAATGCAACTTCACGGGCTTCCGCTTCTGCTCGGGCTGTTGTAGTTAAATCCCTGCGTGCATCCAATTCTTCTAAATTTGCCGCAAGTTGTTGTCTAATCTGCATTTGCTCACGTTCAAGAATAAAATCTTCTTGACGCATTGTTGATGCTTTCATATCCAATTGCATCATCTCTTTTTCATTATCAAGCGCAATGTTCATTAAACGCTGACGTTCTGCAACTGCACCATTTCCTTTTTCGTACATACTAAAAAATTCAGCGCGTGCCTTGGCATCTTCTTCTGCCGCCTTTTGCGCATTAGCCGCACCTTGAGCATACAATTGCATTTGTCTTTTTCTTGCCGCTTCTGCTTCTTTAGATTCGGCAACTGAACGACCACCACCAGCGGGTTTTGTTACAGCAGTTTTCTTTGATAACGCGTCAATTGAATTTCCATATTCACTGACACCCATTACTTTATTTATAAACCTATCAAGGTCTTGCCGAGCAACAATGTCGGCAATTTCCTTTTTGCCAAATACATTTTCAAAATCTTTGTCATCATAAGATGGGATAACACTTTTGAAAATTGTTATTGTTAATTGCATTTGTCTAAGCAAACCGCCTAAAACAAATGCCACTTCCGCAATTGATATTGCTATTGTTTGGAAAACAGTTTTAAATATAGGACCAAGAATATTTGTTTCACCGGCTAAATCTTTGATGTAATCAATACTTGCTTTTAAAACAGGACCCAGTTGCGTAGCCAATGTAACCATTACATTGCGGGATGTTTGTGCTAACAAATCGTAAGTGTCAGCGGCGGCTTTAATTGCTTTTTCTTGTTCTGCAATAATTGGATTAACTTCGCCCATTTTTTGAGCAAAACCAACCATGTCAACGCCCTTGGCGGCTTTGGAAAAAACCTCCATTGATTTAGCACTACGCGTAATCGGGTCTTCAATTTTTCCTAAATTGGCAACTAATTTGTTTAACAGTTCTTCTTGGGAAAGTTTGCCTAAATCTTTTAAACTGATTCCCAACGCAATTGCTGTTTTTTGCGCTTTATCAGAACCGCCAGCCGCTTCGTCAATAAATTTAGCAAACGCCGATAGCATCTTGCCCGCGTTGTCTGCTTTACCACCCGAATTGGCAAGCGCATTGGATAACTGTAATACAGTACCAATTGCAACTTCATTGGCTTCGGCTACGTCGGCTAATTCATCCGCATATTTAACGGCGGCAACACTTGCGGCTAATAATGCGGTTGCACCTATCTTGCCAAATTTTTCTGCTGATTGGCTAAACTGTTCAAGTTTTTTGCCAGCCGAATCTAATCCTCGGCTGAACTCCGCAGAATCTAAACCTAGAACAACGCCAAGGCGGGCAATCATATTAGCCATGTTTTACCTCAAACAATTTTTTATCAAACCCCTGTGCCTGTGTCATAAACATTAAAAGGCTATCGTTGACAGCCGCTTGTTTACTGCCCTCAGGCAACGGTGGATAGATGTAATCATACGCATTACCAAGGATGTTGGCTAGTTTATACGGCGGTGAATTTGCCGGTCGCATATAGTTAAACACCCCGTTTGTCAGAGTCGCTATTTGCGTTAGCACGCCATAATTTCCAACCAACCCATCGGCATACATCGTTTGGATGTTTGCCATGGTTACATCATCAATGTCTTGTATTGTGTCTAAGGTGTGCCCGTTGAAAATCATTGCCGCTTGACATTGACTTTTCAACGAGCCAATCAGTTTCCCCGCGCTTCCTTATATGTTGGGCTAATAACTTCGCCAATCTTTTCTACAATCTGCATTTGTACCGAGATTGGAAATTCATCTTGTATATCGGCATAAGTTAAATCTTCTAGGCTTGCACCTTCAAGTTCGGGCACAAGCAATTTAAAAAATTCGGTAATACGCGCTTCTGTAATAGCCTTGTTTTTTGACGCTTCACGCATCGAACGGCCTTCCACCAATATGTCGTTATCGGTAAATTTAAAATCTTCGGTTTGCGTTGTTTCAAATTTTCTTAAAGACTCGGTAATTTCAACGTAAATTTTTTCTACCGTTTTATCATCCGGCTCAGATACTTTTTTGTAAATTTCTTCTGATTCTGCAACCAATGGAATACGAACTTTAAATGTATGACCACCTAATTCAAAGGAACGAATTAAAAGATTCTTTCTGTTGGCTTGATATTTGTCGCCAAACGCACTGGAAAATTTTGTCATTTCTGTTTTGCCTTGTATTGTGTTATCCGCCTACCGATAATTTCACCAAGCCTTTTGGCGGTTTGTGGGGCTTGGCTTTCCATTGATGTTCGTAAATAAGGATGCGCTGGGTTTTGTGCAGAACCAAATTCTTGCGCTATTGCCCGAGCATCGCTTTTAATACCTGTAAATTTGTTTGCGCGATACGCGCCTACGTGAGCATCGCCCTCCATTGTGGAAAGTCGTTTTTTGGCTTTTAATAAGCCTTTGCCTTCACTCATTTCGGCTAGTTTTTTACCCGATGCCGTTGTCACTGCCGCAATGACTGTATCCGTTTCGGTTATGTATTTAGACCGTCTATCACGACGTAAAGGGCGTCTTGCCTCAATTTGTAAGGATAACCTTAGACCACCTGTATTAACCGGCGCACGAGCAACGGCTTCAGTTAATACGGGTTTCATTGCCTCACGGACTGCGGGCACTAAAATTTTACTGGTGGCTTTTTTATCACCAATTTGCTCTGCCAAATCATCAAACGCGGCAAGCACATCCTTCAATCCAACGATTTTGAAAGATGCTTGCATGGTTTAACCCGCCTTAATAATTTTATGAAATATAAGGTGATTGACTTGCAGTGCGTAATCTACAACTTCATCGGGTGTCATTTTGTCCGCATGATGTTGTGCAATTTGATGCGCAAGCGTTACCGCTGTCATGCGTTGTTGAGAAAAGCCAAACCAATCCTTGCGAGATTCGGCTTGGCTTACTAGGAAACTCAACAAATCGTTACTGTCTTTTATTGTCGTAGTCATGTTTTATTCTTTTATTTTTTTGGTTGGTGCATACGGAAAGTATGATGCCAAAAACTGTAATGCAGTTTGTTGTTCAGACCCTGCTGTAGCATTTGCCAAAGCATCCGCTACTTCTTTAGGGTCTAACTCCATGCCCCTGACCACAAGGTCAAAGGGCAAGTAGGTACTTGTCAGCAATGTTACTGCGTCATCAGTGGTCATATTAAGCGCTGGCAGACCAGCCGTATAAATTACCACGGGGATGAATTGTAAAATTAACTTTCGCTTCGGCTCCGGGAGCCGAGTCAATAGTCCATTGGCTTACGCGACCATTAAACGCATAAATTACAATGCCAGTGCCATCAGTAGCGGAGATAACAAACGTGCGGTCAATCGTGCCGTTGTAAGCATCACCACGAAGCAATAACAAAACTGTGTCGCTAGGATTCCAAGCGGCTGTAATGCTCATACTTGTCGGTGCAGATTGCACAGGAATTTTGTCCGATTGGCGTGAACCCGCAACTCCAAATGACGCAACAGCATCATCTTGACCAAATGCGGGGATTGCCTCCACCGGCACTAAGTTACCGACAACTGCCAAAGCAGAAACGGTAGCATAAGTTGACAATGCCGCAGATGTTAATGCGGTTGGTGTTGCGCCCGGCTGTGCGTATAGTGTTGCACTAAATCCGGGCAAAATTTTTGTTGGTAAAGCCATTTTGAGTTTCCTTTAAAGAGTTGAAAAAATCGTGTCTTATGTTGGGATATCTATTGTGCAATCAATAAAGATTTCAGCCAATTTATTCTCATTGTCGTAACTGTTGTACAGCCATTGGCAATCGGCTTTGGAAATATTAAAACCCCCGTCAGCCGGATTTCCTAACATACCGCTATAGCCGTGTAGCGATTGTAGTACCTGATTGGAAATTGTAAAACCATCTTCAATCACTTGCGTAAAGATACTTATCTGAAACACGGGGCGGTCAATGCCTTTAACCGATTGATACGAGCCGGTATACACGTCTTGGTGCACGTTCCTGAGCATCCATGTAATAAACTTAGGCTGTGTCGCAAAATTGCGGTTAAACGCGGCATATACGGGTACAGGCGTAACAATGCTGTTTAATTGATATTGAATCGCTTTGCCGTAATGAACAACATTTGTTTGCGCTGTCATACTGCCACCACTGGGTCGTTACGTACACAAAGCAATCTAACAGTCATGCGGTCATCCGATTCACGTACGCTGTCAATTCGCCAATTAACACTTTTCCAAGCAATTGAATACAAATTTTGGCTGTTCACAATGGTGCGAGTGTTTGGCGTGTAATTTACTGTGAACTCTACAATGTCGGCATAAACTCGATATTTTTCTGAAATACGAACGCTATTGGATACCGAAGCAACTCGCGCCCGCGTATCAAACCATTTTGTAATAGTCGTAGATTGCTCACCAAAGGAACTTGCGCCAAAGGTTAATTGATTTACTCGGATGTTTTCAAAGCGAGCAATACCCATGTCACATCACCAAAGGTTTGTACGGGCGAAGCAATGCGGCAACGCCAAAGGGTACTTCACGCAACATTGATTCTGTTGTATTAGAACGATTGTTATACAAGTGGGTTAACAACATTAAAGCCGCTTGTTTAATCACTGGGTACGTTGAAATAAACGCAGAATTTTGCGTGTACGTTACAACGATTGGATTCGCTACAGTTTGGTTTAATGTATTAGGAATTGTGTTAAGTATTACCCTGTTACCCGTTGGGTCGTAAGAATAATTGGTTGAAGCAATCAATATTGGCACAGTATTAGACGTTGAATAAAATTCAACAGCATCAATCGACACGCCTACCGAGTTATAAGCCGAAACCGCCACTTCCGGTAAATCCAAAAACACCGCAGTGTTATACAGCCCAAAATTAGGGTAATAAACTTTGTACGTAGTTTGATAAATAGCCGCGCCAATAAAATCCTCAATCGCCATGCGCGTAGCAAGTTCAAGCGACTTTAAATATGTGTCTTGACTTTCATCATCAAACAAATTTAATTGTTGCGTGATTTCTTCAAGCGTTAGCCACGGCGTTGCTACGTCGCGGTCAACTTGCTCAAATTTGGCGTAGTTATACGGATTCCGTTGATTGGAAAAAAACGGCGCAAGTGTTTGGTTCTCAACGGGCATATTGAGCCCCTTTAAGCCGCGCTTGCACGAACACCGGCAAACGGGTCACGTACAGTTGTAGCAACCCGTTTTTCCGCGTACATCGTCAAAAATCCGGGAGCCGATTGTTCGTATATTTGAATGTCAATTTCTTCAATATCAGCAATGGTTAGGAATCTATCCCAATTAGCCAAATAAATTGGGAACGTTGCATTTAGAAAAGAATTAGGAATAACAGGCCATCCAAAGATAGAACCGACTGCGCCGCCTTCTCCCGCTTCGCCTAATTCCAAAAACAATGGTAAACCCTGCGTATCTTTTAATTGACGCAATGTTTGAATCATTGTTGGTGTCATGTGCCACGCCGTAGTTGGCAATGACCAATATTGCGCTGGCAATGCATTTGCAATGTCAACAATTTTGTTGTACGTTACAGCAACACCGCCAAGAGATACAGTTGCCAACGTGTGTATGCCATTTGTAATTGCAGTACCGCTTGAACCAAACGCGGCTGTTGCACCGCTTGTGTATGAACTTAAACCACGCAAACCATAAGTCGCGCCTGTTGTCGTTGTTGTTGAACCCGCTTGGTCATTGTTTGTAGCGATTGACGCGCCTTCTTGTTGGGAGAATTCCAACGCAAGGTCTGTCAACAACGCATCTTGCAAGCCGTTAATATCATCCATAGCGGCAATACGAACGGGCAAAGTTGCGGCAATAATGCGTGTGGGCATTACCCAAAACGACGTAGCGGTGTTTGGTGAACCCGTGTCAGGCGTTGCATTAGGGTCCCATGGATTTGCGCTTGTTGCGTTACCGGTTTTGGCAACAAATTGCACAGCCGAACTATCCTCGGTTTTAATGTTGCGTGAACCCATGCGGAAAGGGTTTGCAAGACGCAATGCCGTAAAAGCATCATCAAAATAAGTGCGACCACCAATGTCCAGACCCGAACCAGTAATTGTCGAGGCTTCACGCAAATCAATGGTGACTTTACCGCCTTCGTTAATTGCTTTTTTGATGCCGTCTAAAATTCTTTGGTTTGCACTCATTTTGATAATTCCTTAAAGATTAAAAGAGGGGAGAGTTTTACCCCTCCCCTTCAGTCTTACGATACGTCGTAACCAGTAGCAGTTGAACGATAACGAATAATACTAAAAGGATCGACCACGCTGGTGGCTAATCTTTTTTCTCCAAAAAATGTGATAAATCCGGGAGCCGTTTGTTCGTAGCGACGTAGAACCATGTTTAACCTGTCTACGATTGTATGACCGCGATTCCAATCACCGAAGTACATTGGGTACAACGATGTAGAACCACCACCGCCAACAGACACAGGGCTATTTAAGTAGGAGTTAGTCACCACATCAAAGCCGAGTAATTTGCCAACAATGCCATCATAGATTAGCGGAGACATACGTTCAAACACTGGTGTGCCGTTGTCATCAACCAAACCACGGATGCCAGCAAGCATCAATGGGTTAATAACAAAACAATTACCAGTTGACCAATATTGCTGTGGCAATGAGTGAATGAATGTAATTAAATCACCGTATGTCACATTATTGGAAGCAGTGCCACCGTTTGTGGTTACTTGGTCGTATGTTGCAATGTTGTGCAAACCATTGGTTGATGCAGTTCCGCTTGTACCATACGATGCTGTACTGATAGTGCCGCCCGCGTATGAAGCATTAGCACCGCCGTACTGATTTAAACCTCGCAAACCATTCGTCGCACCGTATGCTGTGGTGGTTGAACCGGCTTGGTCGTTGTTTTTTATCATTGACAAGCCTTCTTGCTCCGAAAATTCTTGGAGCATGTCGTCAACGACGTTGGCTTCTAAACCATCAATGTCATCCAAAGCCGCAGTACGGATAGGGAACTGAACGTTGATGTCTTGCATATTCAATTGCCAAATAGATGTGGCTTCAGTTGTAGCCGCACCGTTGTTTTGGATTGTATATCCCCAAGCCGCACCCGCGTTGCCCGTTTTTGCTCTAAACTGGTAGGATGAACCATCAGTAGAAACATTACGTGACACGCCGCGCATTGGGTTAATCAAACGCAGTTTGTGAAACACGGGGTCATACGCTGTACGACCACCAATGCCAGCACCGGAACCTGTGAGGGTTGATGCCTCAGTCATGTACGCTTGATATTGGTCATCGGATTCCCACATTTTTAATTCTGTTTGAACACGGCTGTTACCTTTTGTAAAGGAAGCCAATTGCTCACGCACGCGACGATTAACGTCACCGCGAACAGTTTTGTGTGGTGTACGAATGTACTCAGGGATTTGAATAGCAGAAACTTTGGCTTCCAAAGCGGCAAACTTTTCAGTCAACTCGGCTTTTGCGGATTCCACAGTGGTTGCAACTTCGGCTTTCACCGCTTCGATTTTGGATTCGTTTGACACGGCAATCGCGTCAACTTTTTCCAGTACTTTATCCATAGACATAATAATTTCCTTTAGATACGTTTTTCAAGTGCCTTCACCAACTCACGCGCTTCAAAAGCGGCAAGCAATGCGTCGGCTTCGTTTACCACCGCATCAGGCTCACCCTGAGTTGGTAGAGATTCAATTGGCTTCTGAACTGCCTCACGCTGTTCCATTGCTTTCTTGAATACCAAAGATGCGGTGGTCGCATCCTTACGAGTCAGACCCGCCTCACGCAAGGTCTTTTCGACTGTTCGGATATTCAGCGCACCCTCGGGGCTGAATATCTCCAATTTGTTAATTTCCGCATTGGGATTGTTTGGGTACATCACCACGGACACTTCGCGCAAACCGCCTTTGGTAATTTGAAAATAAGATTCTTCATCGTCATCTTCAACAGGGTTTCCAGCCGCGTCAACCATTTGTGCCTCGTCAGCGTATGCGCCAACGGATACACCGCCAAACATCTTGGGAGATTCTTTTAAAATTTGGTATAGGTCGTTACCGCCAACAGTGTTTGTGTACAAACGACCTTTTGCAGTCATACCTTTGTCGTCAAACTCAAATGAATCCCATTGACCCATTGGCATACCAAGGTCATTGTGATTAAGAAACATTGGTAATGGTTTGTCGCCGGAATTAAACGCTTCAGCCCAATCCATAAAGCCTTCGGGCTGATAATTAAACTTGCGACCGTCAGCACCCTCGCGTGCTCCCCAAGTTGTCACTCGGGCTTCCATCATTCCGGATGGATTTTCTGCCTCGTTTGCGCTTGTCGCTAGTTGGACTTGCGCTTCGCAAATTAGCGTGTAATTCTTCATTTATCACCCCATTGTGGATAGATTGATTGTCGTCTCTTATCTTGTGGGGCTTCTCTATTGTGCCGAGTGTAACACCACTCGTTTTAATTTGTGAAGCCAAAATTGCAAGTTTTTTTGCAATCATGTTGTACCAATATTCATTTTGCGCGTTTGATTACCGCCACCACCGCCTGTATCTTGTGGCGATGTCCCCGCAATAGGCTTATCTGGTGAGCCACTCGATTGTAGTACATCGCCGCCATCAATAATAGGCATATTTAAATATTCTCGCGCTTCATTGGGTGTCATGATGCCTGATTTAACCGCCGCTGTCACAAAATTCATTTGGTCAAGCGGTGCGCCCTTTAAAAAATCTTTGGTGTCAAAGCGTACGCACAAATTTGGATAGCCTTTAAACAAATGCTGTTTTAACTTTTGTTCAACGCTAATTACCGTCGGATACATCACGGTTTTATAAAACTCATCCAACATTGTTTGCGTATTATTATATTTTTGGTCGGCAATTCCAATCATTGCTGGTGGCACGCCAAACACACCGCAAATGCGTTTCATTGTTTGCTCTTTTAACTTAGCCGCATCCGCGTCTTGTAAATTAAGCATTTCAATGCTTTCGTACGTCATGCCTTGGTCAAGCAACATACCTTGACCCGCTTTTGATGGGTCTGCGCCACGACTGCCGGTCATTTGATTCCAAGTTTCCTTAATACGCGAGGCAATTTCCTTATATTTAGCATCAGGAATTACTTGGTCAGTTTTAAATATTCCGGAGGGTTTTGCTCCGTTTTGCATAATAAAATTGGCGTAAATATCAATGTCTTGGTCAAGCGCAATTAATTCCGTAGCCAAAATGCCTTTGTTAAAACCTGACGAACCTTGCCATGCCGCTTCTTTAATGTGCATGATTTGATGCGAATCCAAAGGCGTGTCTTTGCTAAATCCGTATGATGGCGAACTCAGAACGTAGGATGGGTAATTTCCCGGATTCAACTTGACTGTTACCAATGTTGCATCGATGTTATACATCTCAATTGGAGTTTGTATCGAATCTTTTTGGTCTTTACGCCACCACAACGTAAAACATTCACCGGCAAGGTCTTGCCACATCATCCATTGATACCAAAATTCGTATGCGCTTTGGAAATTGTTTGGATTTTGTAATAGGTTTAAAACTTGTTGCGCTTTGCTTTTATCGCGTGCACCAATGCTAGGGTCAAGCAAAGCATCGACTAATGCGCCATCTTTGTTCTTTGCCATGATGGAAATACCGCATTGAGACAATGCCCGAGCCTTTACGCCAACGCATCCCATCACAGTGGAATTGCGCGTTAACGCTGACATATCCAATACACGACCCGCAGTTGTCGTGCTAGACGTTGTTACATACAGTAATTGTTGGGTGGGCTGTTGGCGATTCTGCCCCATTATTACTTGGTTACCCAGTTGTAACTGGCCAAGAACGGTATTAGATTCGTTTAAATTTTGTTTTTTCTTAGCGAAAATGTCGAAAATACCCATGTTTTTCTCCTAAATTTTGGCAATCCTACATTAAAACGAACGAAATCCAAAACTATCGCTTACATACGGGTTATCCAATGAACAATGTGCCGCAATAATCATAGATATGATTCCATCAACCTTTGCGGATTTGTCTGCTTCGTTCTTGCGTACCTTAATGTTACCATTTATATCCGTGTAGCACTCGCAATTGCCTAATTGCCAACCAACAAACGGATTTCCGTCGTGTTTAATTTGTTTGTTGAGAATTAATTTCTCAATGTATTTGCTTGGGTTGTTTAACACAGCCATGCCTTGCCCAACTTTTTTAACTGGTATGCCGGCATCGTGCAAACGTGCAACCAAACTGGCGGCGTTGTAAGCGTCATACCCAACTTCTTTGACATTGTATTTTTGGCATTGTTGATTGATGATGTATTCGCTGATTTCGCGGTCATCCATTACGTTACCTTCGGTTAATTTTAAAATGCCCGTGGAAATTGCAACTTGGAAAATATCCAAATAATGTTTTGGAATAAATGTAAGCGAATCTTCCGGCAAAAAGAATTGCCATTCGGCTTCGTAATCCAATTCGCCAAAACGCTTTAACGTACACACGGCATTTAAATCTCGCGTAGCCGCCAAGTCAAACCCAATAAACACCGCTTCGGGGTCTTTGCGTGGTTCAACAATAATACATTTGGTGTCATCCCAATGTTGCCTGTCCACCCAAGCGGCATTTGCCGATACCCACACGTTTAGTGTTTTACACAAAAATTCATTTAATGCGGCTGGTTTGTGTTTGGCTTCTTCTGCGCGTGCGGCAATTGCGTCTTCAAACACGGATATGCCATGCATTGGGTTTGCCTTTGCCCAATTAACGGGGTCGCGCCAATCATCGCCTAAATCAAGCCCGTACATCAATCCAAACCATCGGGGGTTATCAGTCGCCTCGCCACGAAGCATCGATTGATACATGGACAAGTCCTCATAAAACTTGGTGTCCTTCGTGAACGAGGCGGTTGTAATATACACCCTGAGTGGATTTTGTCTAGCCACCATACCCGAGTGTAATACCTCAATGGCGTTTCGGTCGGTAATTTGGGCGGCTTCGTCAACAACAACTGTGGATGGATTCTTTCCGTCTCCTGATTTTTTTGTGTCGCGGCTCAACGCTTTAAACATTGATTGCGTATCGCCTTTTTTGCCAATTGTGTATTTACTGGGGTTAAATAAATCTGCCAATTCGCGTGGCATGGATTCAATAAACCCTTTTGCGGCATCAAACACAATGGTCGCTTGTTCCCGATTTGTGGCAAGAGTGAACACTTCGGGACCCGCTTCGCCAAATAAAAGTTCATACAGCGTTAAAACTGCCGTTAGCGTCGATTTTCCAGCCTTTCTTGGAATGAACAAAATCACATCCGTGACCATGCGCTTGGAAATATCTTTTTTGCTTCTGAACCCGTAAATGGCACAAATTAGCAAAATTTGGAAAGGTTCTAATACTACGGAATCTCCCGCTTGTGGTCCTTTGGTGTGACGCAACGTTGCCGCAAACTGCAATACATGGTCGGGTGCGCGGCTGTCAAATAACCATTCCCATTCTTTGTTTTCCAATTGGTTGATAAATCGCTGACACGCAAGGCGTACATCGTTGCAAACGTTGACCTCGCCTTTGGATACTGCGTGCGCATAAGCAACGCCATCTTGGTAATTCATTTGGCAAAAGGACCTTTAAGGAATTGAGCCACGGGGCTGTCGCTTTCGGCTTTTCCGGATGACAAACGACTGCGTGGGGTTAACCCTAGTTCATTCATAATTTGGATTATGAGCGTCATTGTTTTATTACGCACCGACAAATATGGATTCGGTCCCACAGTTGAACCGCCATTAAATTTGGAAATAATCCCGCCCTTTTTAATTGCTTCAGAACATTTCACGTAAACGTCAATGTGGTCGGCAAGCATTGCAAGCGTGTGTTTGTCTTGGTCGTTGCCAATGCCGTAAACGTTATACAAAAATTCTGCGGTTTCTTCTATAAATTTATTTTTGTCCCATGCGTCGGGGTTGTCCACCCACTCGGCGCGGGGGATTCTTTTCTTTAAATTGTCGGGCAACGCGGTGGGCATCCCTTTACGCGGAGTAGTTCCGTCAACCAAATGGAGTTCGGGTGGTTTTTTGTTCATGCCGCGGATGGTAATGTATTACCCCCCATCCGTCAAATTACATTGCGCACGATTGGG